GTACCATAAGATGCTTTATGTCATCATCAAAACTACATATGGCAATCACTCTTGATGGCGGTAATTTAAATCTCTTAGCCAGAGAATGAGGGTCAGTACCGCTATCTGAAAAATAACACCAAGCCCTCACTTGATCAGCCGTTGTTATGCTTCTCGTTAATCCGGGATATACTTCAAATTCAAGCATTACCACTTCTCCCCAAGATCCATGGGAAAACATAGAGGAGTCTTTCCATTATCTTTAATGATGCCACATCCAAGTATTGGCTTCTTTTTGAAGAATTTACCATAAGCGAACGCCATGTTCTTAGCATCAACACCACATCCAGTAGCCATGCCCCAAACCAATCTATGATCTGTTGCTGTATATGAAACACCAAAATTACTATGAACGTGGCCTGATACAGAGTTCATCATCCTGTCTTTTGCGTCATTCCTAAATCCATTTACGCCAACCGCCGTCTCACCATGATGATATATGACATTATCAATAATGATATGCTGCTCAACACTCCAGCCATCCGGCATTCCATAGATTTCAGATAATGGCTTCATGTACACATCTGGATCAAGACCAAATTTAGCAAGTTTCCGCATGGGCATTCTACAATGATTTCCAGCAATTAAAGTTAACTGTGGAAAGGCATCAAACCAAGGCTGTAGCTTAGCTTGAACCTCAATTCGCTCACCAGCAATACCCTTGAGGGATGGCTCTGAATCATGAAAGCTCATTGCGTGATGATCAAATAGATCTCCAATGTGTATAACTCTGTTAACGCCCTCTCGCTTAAATGTCTCCGCGCAGAACGCTAAGTAATCGGGGTGCTCGTATGGTAGATGTGTATCGCCGATAACTCCAACCACATTGCCTCGATTCTTCTTTTTCTTCTTGCGAGACTTCTTCCCTGTAAAAGCCCTATAGACTACTGATCGTGATACTTTGCACTCCGCAGCAACTATATCAATTGCACTAGTTTGATTAAATCCCGCCTTAATCCTCTCCTCTACAGCTATCCTATATAATTCCTTCTTCGTGAATTCCATCATATTCTCCTTTTATTTAAATACTGATCCCTGAATGCATTAGCCAGATCGATTGCCTCATTCTGCCTCCGACATTGATTCCAATTCAGTGGAAGACTCATCGAATAAGAGCATCCATTAGCCTCAGAAAATGGGGTAAGATCAAATTCCTTACCGTCGATAACTAAAGCTACGCCTATACCCTCTACCATGCGCTGAATCCCTTCGGCTCCCAACCACAAACCTTACATTTACCGGGCTTACGCTCAATTGAACACTTGGGCGAGCCACATATATTGGTACGCTTACTCAATCGCTCCTCAATCTCCCTCTCCCATCCATCACCAAAAGTACCAGAGATAATATCCCCCTTTCCGGCTCCACCTCCCCTTTTAGTTCCAAATTCACCAATACTAGTATCTTTCTTAGTGTTCTTTGATCTTACTAATGGCTTAGCCATGTTAACCTTCCTTATTGTCGATAAACTCATTTAGATCGTCACGTAGAGCTTTAAATACACCTAGATCAATAGTCAGATCTTCCTCAAGAACCAACCTCACATCACCCTCTGCATTCTGTATAGTCACTTGAGTTTCAATGCCATTATTAAGTGTCTCAACTTCATTAACAGTACACACATCAACTTCAATATGTATCCATGACTCAGGAATACCAGATTCATGATGAGCTGATAGATTAACTATAGCTTTTATATCTTTACTAATTAACATTACATTCTTTAATAGTTTCATTTTTCCTCCATTTCATTTTATTTGAATTTATTATAATATTGAAAGTGACTAGATTCAATCTCATAATTGATATTTCTTCCAACTTTTTTATGAGTTAGGGCCACATTCATGCTGAGGCCAACTTTCAACTTCTTCAATACAATCCATTAGTTGAGAGCTGTCATGCACTGCAGGAAATGGCTCCCCTACTTCTTCCATGTCATTGCCGACACTTTTTAGAGTATCTATATACTCAAGAGCATCCTCTATGCTCATAATATGGCCATACTCATCTCTAATGTATATAGCCTTATATTTAAAGGCCGCACCCTCCGTAGAGAGTTTAATGTATTTCGATGTCACAATTATACTCTCTATATTACTGTAGTCGACAATTATATAGTCATCATCACCATCTAAAATTACCACTGCACTAGTCATATTATTCTCCTTTCTTTATGTAATGTTCCACGAAGGGAATGCTGGCTAGAGCATTCCTCAGTGTCTCTGCGTTAAAAGTCAAACATAGTTTCTACTTTGGCCTCTAAGGGCTCTCTATCATCAATTAACGTCCCAAGTGACATTGTAGTCGATATCATTGATAAACACGCCATAGCATGCCCTAAATGGCTTATACCACTCTCATCATCCATATCAACACCCATTTGCCATTGTAATATATGACGCATCGCTGCTGCTGTTAATCTTGTAGCTTCCATTCCTTGCTTATAGTTACCTTTGGAATACTTCTTAGCTCCAAACTGAAAGGCTTTACACATATCTTCTATACCTGATAACTCTAAGAATTCTAATGGTATCTTACCGTCATCAAACTTCATTGCCTTTTCACTCATCTACTTCTCCTTTTCTTATCATCACTCTTGTGAGTCCCATATTCCGAGGGAATCCCATACTCTGAAGGTTCACGTCTAATCCAATACTCCTTATATGATGGAGTACAGCAAGTCTCCCTATACCAGTCAGTGCATTGTCTATGGAACTCCTCTATACTTTTAACTCCAGCATACTTTTGCATAAAGTTTAGATCTGGCCGATAACATTCAACTTCACTTCTGAATTCCTTTTGCTTACATGCGTTGTCATCCATCTATTTCTCCTCTATTAGTAGCTCCGGGTTTTCGTGAATATTACCTAGTTTTTCAATTTCCTTACTATTTACAAAAGCTATATCCTTCCTTCGGCCTTTTGATACAGTGCATTCCTTGAATGTGTATCGCTCTTCATCTCCATAGCCTTCAGTAGCACAATTATTTGATAGCTCAATAAAATACAGCGATGTGCCATTAACGGACTTACACTCAAATTTCCACCAATGTTTTCCAAAAGATAATACAACCACATCCCCCTCATAGATCTCCTTGCCGTTCTTATCCTTAAGGCCAGTGTATTGGCCTTTAGTTTCTTTCTTAATGCAATTTTCCCTCATTACTGAACTGCAAAAATCAGGGATGCTTTCCCCATCATCAAGCTCTCTGTGTTGAGTTAATATTAGGTGGAACCCACTTGCATTAACATAGTTACCAAAATGCCAGATACCTTTATCGTCTAGTCCGCGAAACTTTATCTCTCTCATTACTTCTCCTTTGTGTGTCATCATGTATAGAATAGTTGCATTATCTATACATGTCAAGACGATATGTATAGAAAAGTTGCATTTTGTATAGACATAAAAAAACCCAGCCAAATTAATGACTGGGCTTAGTGTTTATTTCTGTCCGATTAGCTTCGCACCTTGCTGGGCAAATGATGTTGCCGCTGTAGGATCTTTAACAAAGAATGCAGAACGCTGTTCGTTAGTCATGCTATTCCAACTTGCACCATCTGTGGGTGTAGTGATCGTACCACCACCGCCAGAGCTTCCTGTTGAACCAGAGCCCGTTGCTCCTGATGCTGAGAAAGCAAAACTATGAACCGGATTAGAGCTCACTACTTCAAATAGCTCAGAGAGTCCCATTGCATCTGCGCTTCCCGGTTTCTGAGAGATCATCGGAGTACCATCGGCATTAACGGCTACGATTCTACCATTCTCATCTACCTTACTCATACCCTTCATGATATTTGCAATGTATCCTTGTGGACCAGCACCGTCAACCAATTTCCCTGCGTTGGCTGCCAGTATTGAAGTAACTTCACGGTTATGGTTAGCTGCAGTCATCTTCTCAAGAGCGTCAGCACTTGTTTTGGACATCTCATCCATCTTTACTTTATACTGATCATGAACCGCCTGAATCTTAGTGTCGACATCTTTACCATTAGTGGCTACTGAGCTCTGTAGATCTTTAATGGCATCAGCAGTTAAACCAAGTTCTGAGATCGCTTGCAAGCCCTTCAGCTGTGATCCCAAGTCTTTATTTGAACCTCGTTCCTTCTCAAGGGCTGACTTTAAACCAGCGGTATCAACAAGGCCAAGATTAACTCCTGTATCTGAATTGACGTATGGATTGACATCAAGTTGAAAGCCACCATCAACTTCCTTATATAGCGCTTTAACATTGTCTTCTACTCCATCCATGTTACCTAAGAATGCTTCTAACATAATATTTTCCTTCACCATCTCGGTGTTTTATTTTCGACCATCTCGGTCATTGTATGAAAAGCCCCTATGAGATTCCTTGGGTCTACTCCGTGACCTGTGCTCATAGGGGCTGTGTTTTATTTACCTAAAATTAACAGTAAACCAAGCTTTGCTCATTGAAGGTACGAAACCTTCTTGCGCTTAACTATCTTACCAGTCTTAAGTGAAACGAATCGTAAACTGTACATTGCATTCTCCATTTATTAGTTCATAAGTAATTATACTTTGTGAAAGAATTACTACAATAATACCTAAATGTAGAACGTCAACCCTAAAATGTAATTATTTTAAGCGTGTCTCAGCCGATACATCCGATCCGGTAATCCTTATTTCTATTTTAACATCACCGCCCTCGGGGTTATTTAGGTAGACATTTGTCGTTTTACACCCACTACTCATTATCAGTAGGATTAGTATCGCTAGTATCTTCATCTGTTGACTCCTGTGTTATCTTAGCTGTAGCTGCTTCGTTCTTAAGATTAAATTCAGCTGCCTCTTTTTGCTCTTTAGCTACTTCAGCTTCCATCTTCTTCAGATCATGTTGAATATCAATGCTTCCACGCCTCTTCATTTCATAGCGAACGGTAGAGGCAGGTAAAATACCCTCACGCTTTGCATCAATCAGTACTGGTAGATCAGAAACATTACCAACAATTACGAAGTCTTTATATACTGAGAGCTTAAATTCTTCGCTCTTCTTTGCTCCTATATACTTATAAGCTAAGTCCATAGCCTTTAGGAGCCCCTTCTCAGTTGCTATAGTCCAGTTAAGTAAGTCAGAGCAGCTATTGAATGAATTTGAGATTACTTCGGATGCTGTTACATCACCACTTGAGCGATTAATTTCCGGCTTAAGGCTGAGTTCTCGCATCTTCTCTTCAATGGCTTTTATGGACTCCTTGCCAATACCAACTGCTGCACCAGTATGTTCAACAACCGATAGTTCAGCCTCTTCATTGCCTGACTTTGCCAAGTAGTTTGAATTAATACTGAAGTCCTTAAGCTCATCAGCATCGAAGCCCTTTGCAAAGAGAATACCTACACGTGCAATCTCTTCAAGTCTACGCTGGTCTGAATTGTCTTGGTAGTGCAATAGGTTAAGCTCTGCCAGCTCATAGTTAGGCGGATCAGCCCTCATAGCTCCAGTTCTTTTGAAGTAGATATTAACTAATGGAACAACTCCAAGTGAATTACGACCACTATTAAATAAAGCCCACTCAGAGCTACTAGTATCCAGCTTCTCTTGGTTTGCTTGCTGCTCATTTTGAGCTTCAGTGGCTACACTTGTCTTGCGATAGACTTCCCATCGATCACGCGTCCATCTAACGATCTCTTTCACCTGTCTGCGGCCAAAAGAGCCATAAGCTTCAGTAGCTTCACGGTGATATCTGATTTCAGTCATACCATCGCCGTCTGTATCCCAGAAGAATAGATCAAGACATTTAATGTGAACTAATGTTGCACGTGTCTCGCTATCCATTTCATCTTTTCTCGAAACAGCATCACTTGCTGAGTAGTCAACTAAGATATGAGATTTACCATAGCTATCTGCATCTTCAAATACACGCTTAGTGAATTCTGTGATGTCATTACCTTCACCATCTGTATTATCAATAAGTGGTGCAAGTCTTGGATCTTCTGAAAAGCCCTCAACAACAATCTCATGTGAGAATGGCTTTCCCGTGTGTGATTCAATTGCAACAGCAAATGATGGATCTAAGAATGCTTTAGCTAACCTCCTAGAATATATCGTATCATCTTCCTTGGGGAATTTAGGTAAATACTCAGGGTAGAATCTCATTGCCTCTGAGCCACCTTTTAAGGCGTTAATTAATTTATATCTTGGAATCATCGCAATGTAGTCCGGATGACGAGAGTCTGCACTGTCTCCGCTATCATTTGCGCTTTTTCCAAATGCTTGTGGTTGTAAAAATGCCATGTTAATTTTCCTTGTTTATTACATTTGATTTCCGCCAGATGAGGCACGTTTTTTCCTTACCTTGTATCGAAGTGCATCTAGGTTATGGTCGGGACTATCTGTATCAAGATCATCGGGATCTCTTTTATCTCTTGGGGCTACTGGCAATAGCATTAATAGCCAAGGGCAGCTGCCTCCAGACCATATTCTTAATGCTGGCATTCCAGAGCCATCATGACCTGCTTTTAACATTTCACGTATCTGCTCCCAACCTGCTTTTCTACTACCGGATGACTTATCAGCTTTTTTCCAAGTAATGCCCATTGCACGCATTGAAACTTGTACTGAGTTACCATTCTCAACTGTCCATATGGCTGTATCAGCAGGTCCGCCAATGACTTTCCTACCTTTCAGTAATGGATGATTCATCTCGTAGTCTCTGATGTTAATTGCAACCTCTCTTGCCGTTAATCTCAATCCTACATTCACCTCTCCATTACATCCGTAATATTCGAGTATGCAAAATAGATCACCGCGAACAGTGGCAACATCATTACCATCTGCATCAATATAATCAGAGCCATCTGATTCTGCATACCAAACAACACTAAATGGTTTTGATGAACCCCAGTCAAATGATCGACTAATACGCCAAGTTTTTGGAATATCGAATGGTTTACATGTATTATGCTTCTCGCTCCATACATCGCTAAATAATCCGCCCGATACAATATCCCATGAACCATAAAGCCAAGCCTTTTTCAAGTTAGGACACTTTATAGCGAATAGCGATTTAACGTAATCATCGTCCATATGTGGATTCTCAAATACCGATGATGGAATGTGGCATCTCGCCTCTTTCACTTCATTTAGTATTGGTGCATATGCGTCTCCAGCAAGTATAAAGTACTTCTTAACCCATCCATGGCCGGGGCCACTCGGGTTAGTCGTTGATAGATACTGTAGCGGCATCTTTTCGCCGTCTGTGCCGTATGTGTCAGCTGATCTATTACATGACTTCATTACCTCATAGCATTCATCTGTAGGCCAGTTAGTGATCTCTTCCCATAATATCCAAGGGAACTCTTGACCGTGAAAGCCACTATAGTCATCAATACTATTAAACTTACGGAATATGAGTTCTTCACCAGTAGGCCAGACCCACTTAAGGTCGCCCTTACCGCTAAGAAAGCGTGCCTCTGGGTATAGCTCCCGAAATAAGCGCTTAGACTTACTAATAACGTCTTCTAAGTCTTGATAGTGAAGTCTAAATATTACCCCACGCCAACGAATCCCGTAACCCTTGTCGACATTTTTAGCGAATGAGATTATCGCTGTTTCAGTCTTACCACCCCCACGACTACCATGTAGCATTGTTTCACGGTAAGGTGAATTCAGAAATGCTGTTTGAGATCCCGGCAAAGCACTCCAGATGACTTTAGTCTCTAGTTCACTATTCGGGCTTTGCATCTATACACTCCTCAACAAACTCACTGCCGAATCTATCAACAGCCAATCGTCTTAAGTCCGCTTCATCTTTTGGAAGGCTAGATTGTGCATTTTTACCTATCTGAGCAAATATATCTTCTGTTATACCCGGGACCTCTACTGCAGCAATGGCCCTGTGTGTAATATTGATATTTTTCTCATCTTCTTTATTCCATCCTCTGATTTTACCTTTGCGGTCTAGAACGTATTCTATTGCGCGTTGATTGCCTTTTCGGAGGTTTTCTAGAAGCTTATCCTCTGCCATGTCAAGAAAGAATCCATCCCTCTCTTTGCCGGCATCGACCTTAGCTTTAAATTCAGGATCACTCTTCATCCATTTATTATAGCCAGACCTACTAATTATCTTGGAATCACGTATGCACTTAGACATACTATCTCCACTCTTATTGAAATATTCCAATAAAGAGGCTTTCTTCTCTTCAGTGCTACTCATAATTGCATCTCACAATTGATGTTTTGCATTCTAGTCTACATATAGCATCTCGCATATCTGCATCCTTTGTGCGTTATTAAAGTAACATAAAGCCCTTCATTTTCAACCTTGCTACACATTGCTCAAACTATGAGAATCAATATTTACGTTTTTATAAATAATGGTTTTTGTTGTACATTCAAATAAAAGCCAAGCACAAATGTATAAAAGTTTTAACGCTCGGGGTTGACAGACCTTTTTTTAGTGCTATATAATATATATGTATCCAAGAGAAAATGAGGCGCAGAGCCGCTTGATCGACAGCGCTCTCCCCAAGTCCCAAACCATAACATAGCCAAGCGAAGCGCCAAAGAAAAAAGACACAACCTGAATATAATCTATACATAATATAATATATAATCATAATATCTATAATATATATAATATACTTGTAATAGCAATAAGAATGATATATATTATAATATAATAATAAAGGAGAATATAATGGATAGAAGGGAAAAATGTAGAGATCACACAAATAAGTGCTCGAATGATCAATGTCAATCAAGGGATACTTATATTTACAGTTATGACGAAGCAAGAGAGTTGTGGCAATGCAGGAACTGTATGCACTATTGGTCACAAGAACAAATGTATATACCAGACACAGATGATTATATAGAAGACTTGCAAGATCAGAGGGCTCCGCTATCAGATAGAGCTAAGGAAATATTTGATGAAGAGATCTTCGACCCAATTATCGCTGCAACTATTGAGATAGAATCATACCATCAAAACAGAGGTTGAAGTAATTAATATTGGTGGTATTATAATTACACAAGGGATGCTCTCCAAGTAGTCCTCATGATTAATGGTTCTCATCGATTATGGAAGCTAAGAGACTAAATTACGACATTGCGAATCAATTTTGATGACGCAAACACTTCTGGAAAGGTCCAACAGCGATAAAAGAGAGTCATAGGTTTTACTTCTCCTTTGCCCTATGGCTCTCTGTCTTTTTTAGTATATGAGATGGCCGGTAACCCCACTGGGAGGGGGTGCTATGACGATAGAGAGGTAGGTTCGATTCCTGCACCGCCACCATCTTTTTAATAAGAGATCTTAGATCACTGAAGCTGGTAAAGTTTGTGATTAAAGCAGAGCACTTCTAATCCCTATTAGCTCTGTTGTGAATAGGGTAAGGCCAGCACATTTTATATGGCAAACATAAGTAATGATAACAGCATGACGATTCTGTTTAGTTTATGGCTCTGGTGTAGTGTTAACACACCTGCTTAGTAGGCAGGAGATGCTTGGTTCAAATCCAAGGAGTGCCCCCAATTTGAACGACAAGGAATCGCTACCCTAGTTCACTACCAACGCCCGTCACCCATCTTAATTGAGGGTAGGCGGGCTTTTTTATGTCTAGATCATATGCTTAGAGGCCCATAGAAGCCCTCTAATGAAACTAAGGTTGATAAATGAACTTGATCCTATATATTATCAATTGACGCTCTTAGAAGGCGTTAGCTTGCCAAATAATATTATATGACAAACATTAATACAAATCAAGGAGCCATTCATGGCACATGATATCACAACCGCATTTATCCCACAAATCCAAAACCCATATATCAATGAGAAGAGTACTATTCTTTCTCGTCTATGGCGTTCTGGTATTGTTACAAGCAATAGTGACCTGAACACTCAAGTCAATTCTAATGCTGGTAATGTATACATCACTCCTTTTAATAAATCAATTCGTGATGCTGGACAGCGTCCTGTAGTTGGCTCACATACACTAGCAACCAAGCTCGCTCCTCAAGCCCTTAGTGATGGTGTATACCAGACTCAAGGCACTGCACGTGCTCAGTCTTGGAACGTTTCTGATTTGAATCAGATTATCATTGGTAATGATCCAGTGAATGCACTAACCTCTGAAGTCGCTGACTACTGGGTTGATGAATATCAGTACAATCTTATCTCTGTTACTAGTGGCCTACTTAAGGACAATGTTTCTAATGATTCTGGTGATATGATTCATAATGTATATTCTGACGTTGCTTCGCCTGCTGCTGGTAATCTTATTAGTGCAGACGCGGTGATTGATGCACAGCACACTATGGGCGATCATCGTGGTAAGCTCAATGCTATCATGATGCACTCTAGCACTCGTAAGCAACTTGAGAAAGATGAGCCAAATAACTTCATTCCTGCATCTGCAACTAATATCGGCTTTGACACTTATCTCGGAATGGTTATTCTTGAAGATGACGGCATGCCTGTTAATGCAGACGGTGCTACACCTACGAATACAGACGCATATGACACATACCTATTTGGTGCTGATGTCTTCCAGTATGCCTCTGACAAGCGCCTTCGTGGTGAAGAGTGGGATCGTGACATTACTTCTGGTAATGGTATGGGCGAAGACTTCCTAGTTACTCGTCGTAAATACGTGATGCACCCTGCTGGCTTCGATCTGTCTGTCACTAATCCTGAAGATCTTGTCACTGACGCTATCTGGGAAGCTGGTACAAACTGGGATCGTAAAGTTACTTCTCGCAAATCAATTCCTATTGCTGTACTTCGTCACAACGTACTGTAAGCGGTAATTTAATGGCTATCTCTTATTATTGGAGGTAGCCCTTTTTTTGTTCAAATGAATTAAGGAGTGCAGAATGCCAGAAAAAAAACTAAGTAAAGACGAGCTTAAAAAGCAAGTCGCAAAAACACAAAAGCAAATAGAAGATTTAGAGAAAAAAGAGAAGCAAGCAAGAGAGAAAAAAGATAAAATGCGCTTTGCTAAACAAAAGCAAGCGGGATTATCGTACTCTCAGAAGCGAGTTAATTTAAAAAGAATGTGTAAGGACTCTGTTGGTATTGTATCACATGCATGTCGATTAATACTTAAGGATTTAGTCTCAGAGCATGAAGAAGCTCTCATTAAAGCTGTAATGAAATATTCAGAAGATAAGAGTAAGGATGCTGCAGAGGCTACCAAGAAGGCGCAGAAAGCTCAGGAAGAAGCTCAAGAGCAAGAAGAAGAATCTAAAGAAGAACCTGAAGATAAGTAAGTAATAGGAGGGCCATTCAATGGCACACAAATTTAAAACTGATGCCCTTAGGTACGCCTATTGGCGTTTGGAATATGATATCAGCAACCAATATATCAGGGATGTTTAGGAATTCTGGTAATTTCAATGAAGATGTCGGTCCTTGGAATGTAGAAAATGTCACCCATATGAGTCATACTTT